CAACCTAAAGCGGATGACGGTACACAAACCGTCGCCGCTGGAGGTTATTTTGGTCAGTACCTTGATATGGAAGGTACGGCGAAAACTGAGCAAGACTTAATTAGGAGATATAGAGAGGTATCAATTCATCCAGAGTGCGATATGGCCATAGAGGATATCGTAAACGAAGCCATAGTGGCAAATGAAATTGATAAGGATCCAGTTAGAGTTGACTTATCTGATACAACACTTTCAAGTGCAATTAAACGAAAAATTGAAGATGAATTTAAAGAAATATTAAGACTACTTAATTTTTCTACAAGAGGACACGATATCTTTCGTAGATGGTATGTAGACGGAAGAATATACTATCATAAGATTATTGATAGAGAAAGTCCAGTTAAGGGTATTACTGAATTACGATACATAGACCCTAGAAAGATTAAGAAGTTAAGAGAAATTAAAAAAGGTCGTCCAGTTGCTATGGCAAACATACAAGTGGTACACGACTATAACGAATACTTTTTATACAATGAAAAAGGTGTTGCAGGACCTGGTATGGCAAGTGGTGGTATTAAGATTGCACCAGACGCTATATCTTTTTGTCCAAGTGGTTTAGTAGACTTGAACAAAAATATGGTTATGTCTTATTTACATAAGGCAATCAAACCTGTAAATCAATTGCGTATGATTGAAGACGCTGTTGTTATTTACAGAATTGCAAGAGCACCTGAAAGAAGAATATTTAAGATTGATGTAGGTAACTTACCTAAAGTAAAAGCAGAGCAATATCTCCGTGATGTTATGGCAAGATACAGAAACAAACTTGTCTATGACGCAAGTACAGGAGAGATTAGAGACGATAGAAACTATATGTCTATGCTTGAAGACTTTTGGTTACCTAGTAGAGAAGGTGGTAGAGGAACTGATATATCTACATTACCTGGTGGTCAAAACCTAGGTGAAGTTGCAGATATAGAATACTTCCAAAGAAAACTATATCGTTCTCTAAATGTACCTATTAGTAGATTAGAAAGTAGTCAAGGTTTCAATCTAGGTAGAAGTACCGAGATAACTAGAGACGAACTTAAATTTACAAAGTTTGTACAAAGATTAAGAAAGAAATTTACAGAATTGTTTAATGATTTATTAAGAACTCAATTGGTTCTTAAATCAATAATCAATGATGACGATTGGATAGATATGAAAGAGAAAATCAAATATGATTTTCTTGCCGATGGTCATTTCAGCGAACTTAAAAACGCTGAGTTATTAAGAGAAAGAATTGCTCTTGCTAATGATGTAAGAGACTATGTTGGTAAATATTTTTCAGTCAACTATGTTAGAAAAAACATATTGAAACAATCTGAAAGAGAAATATCTGACATTGATAACGAAATCAAAAGAGAAATTGATGATGGTATTATTGCAAGTCCACAAACTAGTGTGTCAGGCAATGAACCAGACGAAATAATATAGGAGAAATAATATGGCTGATAATGAAAAACAACCAAGTAATGTAGAAACATTTGTTGATAAACTTGCAAGTGGAGATAATACAGGTGCTGGTGAAGCATTTAAAGACGCAATGAGAGACAAAGTTGGTGACGCTTTAGATACAGGTAGAAAAGAATATGCAAGTAATCTTTTCAATGCCGCTAGAGATGTTATGACTGGAACTCCGTCTGATGGTGCAACTGAAGTAGCAGTAGATACAGCACAACCTCACTCGGATCCAAAACCAGAAGTTGCGGAACCGTTTACGGCACAAGCTACACAGGACGAAGTGCAAGCTGCACATAATCCTGAAACAAGTACAGAAACAGAAGTTAAAACAGGAGAATAAAAATGGCATTAACGGTATCAAGTATAGTTGGTAATGTATCAGGATTTCTAGGAAACGACAGATACAATGCTTTGGCGCCTGCAACAAAAGACGCTATCAAAGGATTGATTGAAGGACTAGATGGTATTGATTGGTCAGAACCACAAGATTTAGTAAGCATAATTGAAACTAAAGTTGATGAAGTTGCAGCTGCAAGTGGTATATCTGCTGACGACATTAAAGCATACTTTGAGGAATAAAAATGACTTTAAGTGTTGTCTCTAAAACAGATGACGCTACTAAAGCAATTGTTAATGCTAGTGGCGCTGATAACGAAAGTGGAACTTTGTATAGTTCCGATAAAAGCGTTTCACTAGCTAATGTATATTATGAGATTAGAGGAACAGGAACTGCTACTCTAACAATAGGAAGTGATACATTAGAACTTACAGGTTTTGGTAATTGGGGTTTAAAAAATGGCGAGGCCAGATTAGTACCTCAACAAGAACTTAATACAGCAACCGAGTTAAAAATTACTACGGATGCTAATGTAAGTAAATTTAATATGGCAGTAGAACTGCATAAAGAAACGGAGAGGTATCCAGGATAATGGCAGACGCAATTACAACGCAGGTAGTAGCCGATACAGCAGGTGTTAAATTTGTTGTAAAGAGAACAAACCATAGTGATGGTACAGGCGAAACTGATAGTGTATTAGTAGACCCAGCGACTTCAAATTTTATGACCGCTGATGGTACTAAATCAATATCAAAAGTCTGGTACTCTATAAATGTTGCAAACTCAAAATCAGCAGTTGAGTTAGCCTGGGGAGGTGCAACGGAGAACACTACTACACTTTTATTAAGTGGTAACGGATACCTAGATTTTAGAACTGCTGGTAACGATATTCCTAATAATGCAACAACACCTAACGGAAAAGTACATCTATCAACTAAAAACTTTGCGTTAGGCGATAACTATACTTTAGTTGTTGAATTTAGATAAAAAATATTATAAATATTAGGAAAGAGAGGGATAATTCATATGAAACTAATTACTGAACAAGTTGAAAATGTTGAGTACATATGCGAAGATGTAGGCGGAAAAAAGAATTACAAAATCCGTGGTGTCTTCTTACAATCAGAAATCAAAAATAGAAATGGACGAGTTTATCCTAAAGAAACTCTAGCAAAAGAAGTTAGTAGATATAATAGAGAATTTGTCAACCAAAAAAGAGCGTTCGGCGAGTTAGGACATCCTGACGGACCTACGGTAAACCTTGAGCGTGTATCTCATATGATAACAGATATACACGAAGATGGAAACAATTTTATTGGTGAGGCGAAGATAATGGACACTCCATACGGTAAGATAGTAAAAAATCTTATAGATGAGGGCGCTAAATTAGGCGTATCAAGTCGTGGTATGGGTTCATTAGAAAGAGGTAGAGGTGGTCAAGCAGTAGTCGGAAAAGACTTCTATTTGGCAACAGCTGCTGATATAGTTGCAGACCCAAGCGCTCCAGACGCTTTCGTAGAAGGTATTATGGAGAATAAAGAGTGGGTTTGGGACAATGGCGTTATAAAAGAAAGAGAGATTGAAGAGTATAAAGAGTATATAGCACAAGCAAAACGACTGAAAATTGCAGAAGCTAAGGCAAATGTATTCAAAGATTTCTTAAAAAAACTATAATTTGCGTACAAAAGAACGCAATTTTATAAATATATTATAACGAAAAAAATAATTATTTTTTTAAATTAAGGAGAACTTCAAATGGCCGAGACAGAAACTAATAAAGTTGTTGAAGCGACAGCTCCAGACGCTCCTAAAAAGAACGCTGTAGCTGCTGAAACTTCGCCGTTAAAAAATGACGCCGAAGATTTAGGTGCTGCTGTTGTTAAACCAACAGATAGTAATCCTGACGCAACGAAAAAAGTTAAGCCAGTTTCAGGTGACGCACAACAAAAAAATCAAGGTGCGGCTGACCCAATGCCTTCTGTAAAGAAGGAAGAAGCTGACGAAGCTGAAGGCGAGAAGATATCCGAAGGAGAAATGCCAGACGGTCTGAAAAAATACTTGGACAAAAAGAAAGAAAAATCCGAAACTTCTGATAAAGAAAAAGAAATGAAGAAGGAAGAAGGATATATGAAAGCTTCTAAAGATAAAGAGAAGATGATGAAGTCCGAGAAAAGTGAAGACGACCAGAAAGCAAAAGATGTTGATGTAAAGGAACACATTGACGCTTTAACCTCTGGAGAGTCCGACTTGTCTGAAGAGTTTAAACAAAAAGCTGCTACGATTTTTGAAGCTGCGATTACTTCTAAAGTAAAAGAAATTGCAGAAGAAATGGAAGCAGATTACAATAAGAAATTTGACGAAGAAGTATCTAAAGCAAAAACAGACCTTGTTGAGAAGGTAGACGCATATATGAACTATGTTGTCAACGAGTGGATGAAAGAAAACGAACTTGCTATTGAAAGAGGTATCAAGGGAGAGATTGCTGAGGACTTTATCAATGGTCTGAAAAAACTTTTTGAAGACCACTATATTGATGTTCCTGATGAAAAATATGATGTGTTAGAAGACCAAGCTTCAAAGATTGAAGAGTTAGAGAAGAAACTTAACGAACAGATTGCAAACAATGTTGAAATGAACAAAGAAAATTCTTCTTTGAAAAGAACTGACATTATTGCAGAAGTTGCTTCTGACTTAGCAGACACTTCAAAAGAGAAGTTTGCTAAATTAACAGAAGAAGTTGAGTATTCTAACGCTGATGACTTTAAGAAGAAATGTGAGACTATTAAGGAATCATATTTCGGAAACAAAAAAGAAGCTAATTCTGACAGCGAAGTAGATAATGCGGTAGCGGATAATTCCAATGTAGTAAATACAGAAGATTTGTCTAATGCAATGGCTGCTTATACTACCGCTATTAGTAAAACTAAAGACATTAAGTTGTCGTAATTAATAGGAGAGAGGAAAAAGATATGTACTTATCTGAAACTTACCAAAAAAAATGGCAGCCAGTATTAGACCATCCTGACCTTCCAAAGGTTACGGATAGCTATAAACGAGCTGTAACCAGCGTTATCTTGGAAAACCAAGAAAGAGCGCTGAAAGAGGATGCTGCTTTCTTATCGGAAGCTGCTCCAACTAACGCTACAGGTTCTAACATTGCTAACTGGGATCCAATCCTAATTAGTCTTGTAAGAAGAGCAATGCCAAACCTTATCGCATACGATATCGCTGGCGTTCAACCTATGAGCGGACCGACTGGACTTATATTTGCAATGAGAAGCAGATATAAAACTCAAGGCGGAACTGAAGCGCTATTTGATGAAGCAGAAAGTAAATTTTCTGGAAACGCTGCTAACGCAAACATTCCTGGATCTGCTGGAACTTCAACAAATTCGCCTGCACAAAACAACCCATCTGTACTTAACGATTCCCCAGCTGGTACTTATACTACTGGAACTGGAATGGCAACAGCTTCTGCTGAAGCCCTAGGGGACTCTTCTGGTAACGCATTTGCTGAAATGGCTTTCTCAATTGAGAAATCAACGGTAACTGCTAAGTCAAGAGCTCTTAAAGCTGAGTACACAATGGAATTAGCACAAGACCTTAAAGCAATTCACGGCTTAGACGCTGAAACTGAACTTGCTAATATTCTTTCTGCTGAAATCCTTGCTGAAATCAATAGAGAAGTCGTAAGAACAATCTATATCAATTCAGAAAAAGGTGCTCAAACTGATACAACTAACGCAGGAATCTTTGATTTAGATACTGATTCCAACGGTAGATGGTCTGTTGAAAGATTTAAAGGTTTAATGTTCCAATTAGAAAGAGACGCTAATGTAATCGCACAAAGAACAAGAAGAGGAAAAGGAAATATCCTTATCTGTTCTTCTGATGTTGCTAGTGCATTACAAATGGCTGGTATACTTGATTACACACCTGCGTTAAACAACAACCTAAATGTTGATGACACAGGAAACACATTTGCTGGTGTATTAAACGGCAGATTTAAAGTATACATTGACCCATATTCAGCAAACGCTGCTACAAAACAATTCTATGTAGTAGGTTATAAAGGTACTTCACCTTATGACGCTGGTATGTTCTACTGCCCATATGTACCATTACAAATGGTAAGAGCAGTTGGTCAGGACACTTTCCAACCGAAAATCGGATTTAAGACAAGATACGGCTTACAAGCAAATCCTTTTGCTGAAGCAAGTGCTTCGTCTGACGCTGTGATTAACGGTTCTGGTGCTGCTAATTCAAACAGATATTACAGAAAAGTACAAGTAGTTAACTTGGCGTAATATCAGTTTATACTGAAACGAAAAAAGGCGACTTTCGGGTCGCCTTTTTTTTGGCCCTCCCATAAATATAACTATGACATATGTTGTTAATGAAAAATGTATACAATGTAAATTGATGGATTGCGTAGAAGTATGTCCCGTAGATTGTTTCTATGAAGGACCTAATATGTTAGTTATAAATCCAGACGAGTGTATAGATTGTGGCGTATGTCAACCCGAGTGTCCGATAGACGCAATTGTTCCTGAAAACGAAGCAAGTGGTCTTATGAAAAAAGTAAATGACGAATATTCTAGGATATGGCCTAATATTACAGAAAATAAAGAAAGTCCTTTTGGCGATAAACTAAAAGATGAACCAAACAAATATGAAAAATACTTTAAAAAGTAATGTCATAAAATTGCAAGAAAATCCTTTATATATAAAAAAACTAGTCAAAGGTAAATCATTAAATTTGTTTGGTGCACCTGTTCCTGAAGATACAATAATTAAGAATTTTAGTATATTCAGAAAGATAATTAAGTCGTATAAATAGTACTATGACAACTATTAATTCAATTAGTAGACAACCTACGCAACAAGACTATGCTAGTCCTAGTCAATTTAAATTCAGTATTGCAAAACTACCTAAAGTGGAGTTTTTCTGTACAG